GATCATTACCACTATTGGGCTGATGATGCAATCAAAGCTGATCTCAATACTAAAAGACATAACTTCAGTGTTGTGTGCTGCAATATTGGCAATGACTTTAATATCGCCACGGTCATTCGAAATGCTAATGCGTTTCTTGCAAAAGAAGTAGTAATCTATGGGCATAAAAAATATGATCGTCGTGGTACTGTTGGTACTCACCATTATACCAATTTTCATCATGTACGAACTATTGATAATCTTGGATCTTATTTTGAATCCAAGCAAGAATCAGGACCAATCAGACTAATTGGAATAGATAATATTCCTGAAGCCAAGGATGTAAATGCATTTGACTTTGATCCAAATGTACATTATATTATGATCTTTGGTCAGGAACAGATTGGCGTTCCTATGGATGTGCTAAGTATGTGTGATGATGTCTTGTATATCCCTCAGTACGGATCTGTAAGAAGCATCAATGTTGGTTGCGCAAGTTCAATTATCATGAATAATTATTGCGCTAAAATTCACTCCTCGGTAGTGTAATGGTAGCACCAGAGACTTTGGATCTCTTTGTATAGGTTCGAATCCTATCTGAGGAATTATGACTGAGAAAATTATAGTATTATTAATATGTACTGTTGCGGCCATTCCTGGATTTTGGTTAATCGGCTATGGCATCTGGTGCATGATTCGTGATTCAAGAAAGAATAAAATATGAGTAATATGAAACCTATCGGTAAATGGATTGTCGCAAAGTCTATGATTGGTGGAGAAAAGAAAACCGAAGCCGGCATTATCTTTCAAGAAAAATCCAAATCAAAGATTATTCCTGCAAAAGTTGTTTCTGTTGGAAATAAGATAACTGAAGATATTCAAGTGGATGATATCATCTGGTGGGATGTAAGCAAGATCAAAGATGGATATGGTGGAAACCATTTGGTGCATCAAGACTGGATTGAAATGGTTGAAAGATAAAAAAAAAACAATCTCCTGTAAAGGAGATTGTTTTTAGAATTAACTATAAAGTAATTTTTATTTATTAACAAATACTCTGCGGTTCAATGCTTGATTGACACTTTGTGGCATATTAAATAAAGCATTGGCTGCATTACCAAATGCATTGCCAAGATCTCCAAGTAGACCACGTTTTTCTGAAGCAGGTACTGTAGAATCAGAGGGTGATCCAATCATTAATTCATTTGGAGATGGGATTTTAGTGCCCGATTTTCCTTCTTTAGTTAAGTTTTCAGATGATTTTTTAATAGAAGGAACATCTTTACCATAAAAAAGTTTATGACCTTCTCTTCCCATTGCTTCTCCAGAATTATTTTGTTGACTTAATTGTTCCAGACTTTCACTTCCTGGCATTCCTCTTCCAAACAAACCATTATTTTGTTGTTGAGAACCTGATTGTGGTTGATCAGTTTGTTGAGTTCTATCACCTGCAAAAGATCCAGGAAGATTTAATGGTGATGTTGCATTCTTCAACCAACTGTCGTCTCCCATATAAAGTTTTGAAGTATCAACTTTTGTATCTCCTTGAGGTGCTGGAGCAGATTGTTGTTGCTCCTTGGCCCAATCTGGTTTTGGTGAATATTCGCCACCATTTTTGGGATTAACTTTGGTTTGTGGTAAACCTTCTTTAACCCAATCTGGCATTGGTGAATATTGTCGTCCTTGAGCATCAATTCTGGCTGGAGGCGCACCTTCATCAGATCCGTCAAGTCTACGATCTGGTTGTGCTGGTTTTATATTCTTACGCAAATCAGATAATCTTCTCATAAAATCTAACTGATTTTGATTACTTGAAGCTGATGATTGTGCAACTTCCGCTGGTGTAGTTGGAGCAGCTGCTTGTTTAGGTGTTGCTTTTGGTGAGGATGGCTTTCCATATCCCAAATCCATTGGATGTGGAGGTTGATTTGGAGGCATTGGAGTTGTGCGGGGATTATTCCAACCTCTATCTGGTTGTCCAGGAACTCTTTGTAAAAGAGTTGGAGGATTATTTACGGCAGTTTGTTGAGCTGGAGCTGTTTGTTTTGGTGCTGTTTGTTGAGCAGGAACAGCTTCTGGCTTTGGTTGATTAACACCAGTACGACGATTTAATTCTGCTTCCATTTCCAAATATTCTTTTGATTGAGGACGATTGCCACTTTGCTTAATTTGTCTCATACGATCTCTTAATTCATTATTTCCAGCATCTGATTCTGGAATGGCTGGTCCACCACTTGAAGGAGACCATGCACCCGCTTCCATCAATTGTAATTGATGTCGCAAATTTTGAATTTGTTCGCTTAGAGCTTCAGATTTGTTACGATAATAGTTTGTTAGATAATCCATAATAATATTTATAAACTCAATTTCTCGTCTTGTTTTGATTTAATGTAATTATTAATTTTGTCAAAGTATCCCATATTTCGAAGTTCTTTGAAAATTAAATTTCCATGTGAAAATTCACCATACTTCTTAATTCCCCCAGTACGCATGCTTTTAAATTTATCTTTTAATTTTTGAAATGCCTCTTCTTCGGCATTTGATGCAATCAAAGAATCAATTATTTCCATATATTCAATTACTTTCTTTTGAACATTTGGATTGCTTAAATTTACTTCCTGATGAACTGGTTCTGCCAACCATTCTCCATCAGTCAGACTATAGACTCCCTGATCTTTTGGGAAGCCGTCATTCATATCCTGTGCGTATATTTCAACATCATTATCATAAATTTTTATATCATGTGTCAATGACCAAAGTTGCTTTTTGTCTTTGAGATAATCATCTATAAAGTCTGGGCAGTTTGGAATCGCATCAACATCTACAAGAATATGAAGATCTATATCTGAATGCTCAGTGTAATTGTAATTTGCATTACCACCAACGAGAATCATATCCTTGACCGCTTCAATTGGAATATTTGCCCAAGAGATCCAGGTTTGACCAATTTCAATGAGTTTATTTCTTACATCATCTTTAAGTTCAAACCCATCCCACAGATCTGGATTCAAAACATCATGATATTTCAAAGTTGATTTTAATTCTTCTTTGATAAAATCTGCAAACCCAAATATTCTGGATTCATTTCTTTCATGCTTTGATATTTCAATAGCCTGTAGTTGAGCAACGGCTTTTTTCTTTGAAGAATGTTTTCCAAGAACTTTCTTGCCTGTTGAGTCCAGAACATAAAATTTGTCACCTACTGCTTTAATCATACAATTATTTATGGAAAGAAAAACCCCTTCTGCGCAGAGATTAGAAGGGGTCGAAAGATCGTAAGATCTTTACAGGGGATTAGTCACCAGTCCATCTGGAACCGGAACCGGGCAGTCCGTAACCACGAAGTTCAGTTTGTTCGTCAGCAGTCAACGGACCTCTACGAGTTGATGGATGACCTTTTTGGGCTTCTTCATAATGTGGATGTGCTCTCATTGCTGCTTCAGCTTTTAATTGTTGTTCACGTGCAGCTAAAAATGTTGGATCTTGTAAAAAGCCTCTTTGTTGATAATTTGGACCCATTGCAGTTCTGGCAGTATCATGAAGTTTTCCTACTGCATCACCAGCAGCTATGGCAGCTGAAGCAGCATCGGCAAACGATTCTGATGGATATGGTGTGCCATATGCTTTGGCATTCCATGTAATTTCTTCATCATTTGTCAAAGTAGCAACATCCTTCTGACCTTGTGAAGGAGAATCTTCAAAATCTTTTGTTACTCCGTTTTCATTAATAACTCTTGGAAAGCCACCATAGTTCATGATACCACCATGAATTTCACGGCCTTCTTTAATTACCTTCTTCTTTTCAGCCATCTTTTTCTTGATAGCCTTGTCTTTGGAGCCAAAATATTCATCCTTTGATGATTCGACTTCACCATCTCCATCATAATCCTTGTCGGCCATCTTTTCTTTCTTAGAATCTTTCTTGCTTTTATTCTTGGCCTTTTTCTTTTCATTAATTTTGGCTTCAAGAATATTAAGTTGTTGCTGAAGTTGCTCGCAAAGGTTACGGTAGTAATTTTCTAAGTGTTTCATAATATTATTTATTGTTTATTATTTGTGTAGTTTACGTAAAGTTAGTGCAAGACGAGCACGCTTACCAAGTTTGCCACCCTTTTTAGCGGCCTTTTCTAGCTTGCCAACTGGAATATTTTTATCTGACTTAACTTTCAAAGACTTATGAAGTGCACCGGGCTTCTTGATTGCATCTTGAATCCACTTTTTTTTCTTTTCTTTTTCTTCAGAAAGAACTTCTTCTGAAAGATATTCATCGGTTTCTTCAAAAATAGTGTCAATGATTTCGTCAGAAATTTCAAGTTGTTCTGTTAAAGCTTCAATATGTCTAACTAGTTCATTAATTTTATTAAATAGTGGATCCATAAAAGTTCCTTTAAAATATTTAGTATTAAAGAATTGTAATTCCTGTAAGAGTATTGCCGACTGTTTCCACCCACATACCAACATTACCAGATGGACCTGGCAATGTTATTCCCTGTACTGACAAAGTATTTCCTGATTTTACTGTAACTCTCCACCAATAGGTTGAACCATAATATGCTGGCGCACCACTTACAAGATATTTGCTCAACCAATCTACTCTATTGGTATTTGTAGATGCAACTCCTAAAGTAAATCCACCAATTCTAGAATTTACTTCGGTTAATGTATCATTAAGAAGTAATGCCATCGCAGTAATGCCACTTGCATTTGTGCCATAATCATTAAAATAACCAAATGCTTTTACTCCATGTAAAGCAGCATGTCTTACTAATTCATAATAATATGCTGAATTTCCTGCTGCACTATAAGTTTGTCCTACATTTGCATTCCATCCAGCCTTTACATCAGCAAATCCTACTGGTGGTGGTTTAAATGTTACTCCACCACCCGTATATAAAGGAGATGCAAACCAAGGAGTTAAAGGAATATTTGGAGCATTTCTTTTTGCTGAACGCAATTTTTGCATAGTAATTAAAAAACTACTCCAAGGACTTCTAGAAACTGTATATACAGGATTTGTAGTTGCTCCCGGTAATAATCTGGTTGAATCGGTTGTACTAATTTGCCAACCTGTTTGAATAGTATCAATTTCTCCATATAAAACTGGAGAGGTAGCATTACCAACCATATTGGAACGATATTCTGGGTGACCATTTAGATCCGGTGGAGCATCAGAAGTGCTTCCACTATAAAATGCATCATAATTACTTCCTTGTGCAGATGGATATCTTGCTACTGTTGGTTCCCATAAAACTTTATCAATTAATTTATTTCTAAAAGTTTCAACAGATTTATTCCAAACAACATAATCATATGATTGTGCTGCTGGTAAATTTATTTTACCAATTGTAGCACCTTCTGCTGCCATTTGTGCGCTTAAAGAAGTAACTCCATTCCATGACTGCGTATAATTTGAATTTCTTGCAAATGCTGCGGTTAAACCAGTAATACCTGTTATTGTAAAACTAGTAAAGGCGCCATTTCCAGTAGTATCTACTTCAACATCAGCAAATAACCAATCAATAACACCACCAGAATTACCAATAGCATCTAAAACTTTATTCCAAGCAGCTTTACCTAATGAAAGGCCATTATCTGCCCATGGTGTAGACCAAACTCCAGCACAAAATCCTGCTACTCCAAGATCAGTATAAAAAGTCTGTCCACCGGATGATCCAGTTATTCCTTTATCCGAATTAAAAGTCCAATAACCAAAAGCAAAAGAATATGGTTCTATTGCTCTTTTATTTTTTGGCAATGCTAACAATCTTGTAATGGCTGCAGTTAATCCACCCATTATCCTATACCATCCTTCCAATCATCATTTAGTGTTCGTTGAGTAAAGAATGCAAGCGGACTAACGTAATCAAATAGATTTACATTTGCTGCCCAATTATTTAGGGTTGTAGTGTCGGAACCAGTATCAAATGGCCAATTAAAAGCAAACGCATTAATTGCAGGTCTAGTATTTGCTTCTGTCATTGTAAATGGATTATATTGAAATGGAGGATTATCTGGTAGATTCAATACTCCTAATCTTTCAGCTTCAGAGACTGGGGGATTTTCAACAATAGGAACTTCATAACGATCAGAAGTCCACCAAATACCAAACTTGCTATTTGGATTATTAATGTAATCCGTTACAGTATTAATATTGTAAGCAGTTGTAATACCACTTACCGATCCACGAACAATTATTGGAGACTGTGTAGCAGGATGTGCAAATGTGATTCTCCAAAGATAATCTCCATCAACTTTTTGAGCTCCAGATATTAAGTATGACCGTTCATCCATGTTTACAGGAGCCAAATATATGGTTTCCCATACAATACCATTTCCCTTGGTCTGCAATTCTCCCAATACTGTGTTTATTGGTCTGGCAAGATTCATTGCCATAGCACCACATACTCCAAAATACGTCAAACCACCTGTTCTAACAGGATTGGAAGTTGTAGCTTGCGGAAAATATCGTGGGAAATTTCCAGCACCAACACCACTCATGTATGATGTTGATATTGAAGTTGTGCAAGTATATTGTGGTGGATTCCAATATGAAAATCTTCCAGTTTTGTTTAAATACTGGTGTCTCATATTTTCATAATACATCGGGCTAGTTTCACCATAAACAAATGTTACCCCAGTAGCAGAAGTAGTTAATAGTTCATAATTAAAAGTGATTCCTTTTGGTACAAAGTAAAAATTTAATATTGAACTATTGGGCTTGCTGGGTTCCAGATTACTCCAATATGGATGTGCAATCCAAGAATTAATTGGTTTTTGAATTTTGTTCCAGTTTGATCCAGATATTCCTGGATAATTTACTGGATCATTCATTTGTAATTTGGCAGTTGCAACATTTACACTGGCCATATGTCTTCCAGTTTTTACATCTCCGAGCAGAGCCATGAATGCCATTGGATACCAGTGAGTCCAATATTGATTATAAAGAGTTCCAGCTGGAAGAGTATTTCCAGGGAATGGATTTCCGCAATTATCCAATCTTCCGGTATTTGAGTATGTTGTAGTTGAGGTAGAACCACCAATAAGTTCTCTACTAATACATCCATAAGTCAATCCCATAGAACTAATAATTTGTTTTTGTAAAATAGGAGCATAGTTAGCTGGACCTATGGTTGCACCACCATTAAATGTTTTTACATTTATTCCCCATACAGGATTTAAATGCCATCCCAAATAATGTGGTGCTCTATCAAATCCAACTTTAAGTTGGTTGGCTGCACTTGATCCAAATGCTCCAGTTGGATCAAATTTAAAGAATCCACAATTACCAAGTGTTTCTGCACATGCACGACAAATTACTATTTGAGCAGGAGCACATGATCCCAAATAAAATTCAGGTAGCCATTTTCTAGCATCGGTGTCATTGTAAAGTGGACCAGTTGAATTATTATTTCTATAAAATAACATAACTGAATAATCATACCATCCAAGTGTTCCTTTTCCAAAAGTAACACCACTGCTTGACAATTTATATGAATTTCCTTTTACATCCAAATTTCTATCAATTAATTGATATGCATTACTTTGTTGATCAATTTGCGCAACTCCATAAAAATTCATATTATCAATATCACCAACTTTACTCATTGGTGAATTGTACATTGCTGTCAATGTTAGATTAAAATTATTATATCCATAATAATTTGTAACATTAATATCTGCATCAATTGGATCACGTGATGGATTTGGATATGGTACATAATCATTTCCAGATCTTGTTAAACTATTAGTTAGATATAAATCTGGTGCTGGATTATTATAAGAAGGTGGCATATATTCTTTTGTTGCCACGTTTGTTCTAGCATAATAGTAATTACCACTTAAAGAATTGTCAGCACAAATACCATTGTATTGCTTAAAATCATTAACACAATCAGTCCACATGTAGGCTATCCAATCCTGCAATGCAGCTTGATATTCTGGCTGCAAGTATTGGAATGGACTACCACCTGCGGCAATATTTCCCTGTGTATTTACATTACCAAGAGCTGTCAATCCTCTTACATATCTAAATCCAGATGGATTGCTGGTAAATCCTCTTGTCAAAAGGAAAGCTTCCATAGAAGTAATACCTTCTGCAATCAAAGAATCTGGTGCAGCAGAAGAACCATAAAAATTAGCATACCAAGTAGATCCTGATGGGCTAAAATTTGGATAAAGCATTACTTTATAAAATTCTGGATCACCGGCATTATTGCCGCCTTGTCCTATTGATCTGAAATCCCAGTTCGCAGTAGATGAGTATTCATCATCACATTCCCAGTGTGCCATAGTAAAACCAAGAGATGCTGCTCTTAAATAAAATGCTTTAAATTCAGCACGAGCAAAATTTATTTTACGTTTTATCCAAGGTGTCCAAACTCTGCTCAAATATGTTGCGCCTTGACTGGCATCATATTTGGTTGCTAAAAATTGTTCGGAACCAGTAATTCCAACGCCATAGACACCTCCAAGTTGATCTACCCATCTCCAAATTCTTGATGGATAAAAAACTCTATATTTATTTGGAATCCATGAATAATCTGAAACTATTCTATCTACTAGACTTGTAGTTATAAATCCAGTTGAACCAAATGTAAATCCAATATATCCGGTGGCAGAATTCCATGGTGCAGTTGCTCCTAAAATATCTCCGTTATCAGTATTGGTTTCGCCGCCAACACCAGCCCATTCTGCTGTTTGTGTTATATCTGAACCACCTGCTACAGGAAATATTCCAGCATTTAATAATGCTTTAGAAGGTCCTGTTCGTCCCGGCGAACTATAGCTAACAGAAGGCCACATATAAGTTAAGCCGTTGTTACTTCCCCAGTTTTCCGTTTGTCTCCAATATCCATAAGGAGGGTCCTGCATCATACAGAACAAATTTGGATTTTCGTATCCATACGGAACTGCATTTCTAGATTCTGGATTTCTAGTAGCATTGTACATTATCTTCGGATTCTCTGGAAGATTTACAATGCCTCTACGCAGTGCTTCTGGAATTGGAGGATTTTCAACAATTGGAACTTCATAGTTTCCAGTTGTCCACCATACACCAAATTTATTATTTGGAATGTTAATATAATCAGTAATACCACTGATATTATAAGCAGTTGTAACACCAGAGCACGCACCACGAATTATAATTGGAGATGGATCTGTTGCTGGATTTGCAAATGTAATTCTCCAAAGATACTGGCCATCTACCTTTTGTGCACCAGACATCAAATAGGATCTTTCGGAATCATTTCCGGGTGCAAGATATACAGTCTGGTATACCATACCGTTTCCACGAGTATTACAATCACCAATAACTGTATTAAGTTTTCTACCAAGACGCATTGTGATTGCGCCACATACACCATACATGGTAAGGCCAGCAATCAATACTGGTAATCCTTTATTATCAAGCATAACTTGACCACCAGTAGCACTGGTTACACAGCTGTAGGTATAAGGATTCCAGTGAGTATACCTACCTGCTTTATTCAAATATTGATGACGTATATTTTCATAATACATTACACCAGCTTCGGCAACATACTGTGTAACTAAAGTTTTAGTAGAACCTGTAACATAAAACCCTTGAACTAATCCAGTTGGTTCAAAATAAGCTCCACCTAAATTGAGATTTTGAGCTAGATCATTATCTGCAACAATATTATATTTACCTTCCAGATACAATTTTTCATCTTGAATCCATACATTGATTGGGCGTTGAATACCGTTCCAATTTGATCCAGAAATACCGGGATATGTGCCTTCTTTTTGTTTTACTGCTCTATAAACATTTCCAACAGCAACTTGTCTTCCCCAGTTAACATCATAATTCAATGCCATGAATGCCATTGGATACCAGTGGCTCCAATAGTGTTTGTAAAGAGTTCCAGCAGGCAAAGTATTTCCGGGATATGGGAATCCAGAAGAATCTAACATACTGGGTGTCCATACTGTCTCATTTCCTATTAATTGTCTGCTAACAGATCCCATGGTCAAACCATTTAATCCATATGGACCTTTAGTTGGAATATAGTTTGCTGGACCATAATTTGAAGCTGCATTTATAGCTGTGATTCCCCATACGGGATTTAAATGCCAAGAATTCCATTGTGGTGCTTTATTATCGCCACAACGAGCAACAGAACCCAATCTGGAACCATTTATTCCAGTCGGATCAAATTTTTGAGCCGCCGACAACCCAAATACTTCATAGCAAAGACTAGCATTAAATGTTTGTGCAGGGGCGTTTGAATTTAAATAATTTGCTGGCAACCACCAAATTGGTGATCCTGACGCTAAACCAATTACTTGTCCAATTTGCCAATTGAAATTTGAATAAATTCCAAATGAAGATCCATAGGAATAAGAATTACCATAAAATAATTTTTGTCTATCTATTGATCTAGTACCAGCACCCTCAACCTTTAATTGGTTCATTATACCACCATAGGTATAGATAGAATCAAAATTATTAGAAACTTCTCTTTGTACATAACCAGGTGATTGATTTGTTGTTAAATAATTATAACTGTAATAATTTGTTTTATTACGGTTCACTGATGAAGATGCTGGAGTTGTGTCTGGATATGGAACAAAATCATTTGAATTTTGATTCAATAATCCTGTGAAAAAATTGTCAAGAGAAGAATTTGTATATCCTTGTATGCCTACGTTATTTCTATAATAACCATAATTGCCTATAAAACTATTGTCCGCACATAATCCATTGTGTCTTTTAAAATCTTCAACATAATCTGTCCAATGCATTGAAGTCCAATCAGTCAATGCTGCAGCATATTCTGCGGCAATAGATTGATCTCTACTTCCACTTGCAGCAATGTTGTCTGCTCTACTTATAGATCCAAGTGCAGTCAAACCATTAACAAATTTTGATGAATTTGAATTTGTTGTGAATCCATGTGTCAAAAGATATGAACGAAATGATGTTATTCCTTGTGTTATCAAATAATCTGGTGCTGCACAAATTCCTGTATATGATGCATACCAACAATTTCCAGTTGCAGAATTGTTTGGATATAAAAAACCACTACCAAACAATGTACTTCCAAAAAATGTATTTCCTCCTCTTCCTCCTCTATTAAATGTTGCACCAATATTTCTAAAATCCCAGAATATATAATATTCGTCATCACTTTCCATACCGTTTAAAACAAATCCGGTATTTCCCATGACCTGCATTATATTTTGTAGCTCTTTGCGAATAAAATTAAATTTACGTTTTAACCAAGGAGTTCTTAATGGATCTTCTGTGGAACTATTTCCCCATGCACTACTACTCGGAACATCGTATATAAGTTCGTAACCAATACCTCTATTGAATCCACAAAGACCACTGCATATTGCTCTATAATGTCTGCTATTGTCATATATTCTATTTGCAGAAGGAATCCATCTACTCATTGAAACAATTTCATTTATACTGGTCAAACCAATATGACCAGTATTACCAAATGTAAATCCAAAATATCCTGTTGCGCTATTTAATGGAGCTACATTCCAATCTATATCAAATGGACTAGTCCATTTATCACTGCCTACTCCCGGCCAGCTTGCTTCAGTTACACCTTGAGCATATGTAGTTGGAAACCGTCCAGCTGCAAGTTCAGATCTGCTTGGCCCCCATACACCACTTTGATCACGAATTATTGGAAACAAATATGTTAATCCATTTTGGCTACCATAAGTCTCACCTTGCCCATACCATCCATAATATGGAACCCATGCATAAGAATATACAGTTGGATTATTGTTGCCAATCGATTGAGAAATATTAGTGTTCAGTAATAATGGATGCATTATTTGACTTTCAAACGGTTCCGTGTATAATATTTAGACTATGAGCAATAAAGATTTGGAAGAATTTATTTATGAGTATGGCCAAGTTCTTTACAGGCTTGGAAGGCTAGAAACTGACGGTAAGGAAACCCAAAAGGATTACAATAAAATGTCAAAACGAAAAGAAGAATTAATGAATCTTTTTGATGGTCATTTTAAATCTTCAACCAAAAAATTGGCAGAAACTTTAGGGGTTCTGTGATCTATTTCCAAAAGTTGTTTTGATTATTTCTTTGGCTTTTTCTGAAGTCACACCTTGGCGACTCATAGAATCCCAAAATTGATCCATCATAAATTTATTGACATCATCTAATTCAGAACTTCTATTTTCAGATGGTTTAGAAGTTTCAACGTTATAGACATTTCCTTCGTTTATATCTTTCATATTAATATTTATGCCCAGACATCGAAAAACATCGACTCAACCCAAGCGCAAATACAATAAAAAGACTGTGGTGGTTCCCAAAAAGATATACCCAGAATATGTTCAAAATTTTATAGATGAAGTAGAGTCCAAAACTCTTTATAAAGTTACTGTTGCACAGTATAATGAGGGATCTGGCTATCACGTGGGTGTGTGCAAGGCTATACCACATGGAAGATACCATTGTATCTGGATGGTCAGTTATGCCAAAACCAAAGAAGAATTAGATCAATTTTGGACCGTAAATGATAGTCTAAATAGTGTAGAATGATTGATGGAACCTACAAAAAAGTAATTTATTACGATCTTCCTGCATTATGGGCTGCGGCTGGAGGTGGATCAACTGTATTGACTGTAGATGTTTCAAACTATAGATGGATGAAAGGATTTGCAGTAAAAATTGGTACTGATGTAGATATTGGTACAAACACACCAGTAATTTCTGCAACTTATTACACTATTAATTCTGAAATAACACTTACTCAACAAATCGCTAATGGTGGCTTTACAATACCAAACTCGGCAAAATCAATTTGTGGTAATGCAACTACTTCTGGATTTTCAACATTAGCAATACCAAATAATTCTACATGGGGACACACTTTATGTAAAGCTGCAAGTGGTCAGCTTTCGTGGTTATGGTATCCATATAGATTAAAAAAATTAACATACAGCGCACCCAATAATGGAAATGCCGCTGATTCGGGATTACTACTTCTTTTTTGAATAAATAATATTATGAGAACCTATAGAAAAATAAATCAACTTCCCATCCGTACTCACGGTAGCACTTGGATAAACAATGAAGGCGCTTTGGTTGTAAACCAAACTGCATCAGCAGTAAACTTTACTTATACCGCATTAACACCAGCAGGTATCACCGCAGATATTATAATGCAACTTGCTGCTAATAGCAGCACTTTAATCCCAATTTTTCTATATTCTTGGGATACTTCTCCAAAGGGAAGCGCTGCAGGTATTACATTCTATACTGTGACTTAATATGTCCAAAGAAACCCGTTGTCTGGTAACCAATCAAATCCTTAAAAAAGGTGAATGGTTCTGGTTATCATGGGAAATGGATGCGGCCATCTCAGCACAAGGTCTAGCAGAAATAGAAATTCGTCGTCATGATCCTGACGACGAATTTGCTAAAATGATCTGGCAAGAATGGGAATGGTCCCGAGAGATCGGGTATCCCGATCTTTAATCTTTACGTAATTGTTTTTGCATTACTTCTAAAGCATTAGAAGCCCAACTATGTTTTTCTTCACCATGCTTCTCTGGACCATCACGAACAATTTCTAAAATCTTTCCAAGTTTTTCAGATGCTGATTCGGTTCCTTTGAACATGCCTTTAGGTGCATTTTCCATGTTTGGAGTTTTTGAAGGAATTTCAGAATCAGCTCCAGTGACTATACGTCCACGAACAGCTTTTTTAGCCTCATTCATCATTCTTGAAATCTTAGAATTAATTGATTCTCTTACTGTCTGCCAATTGGCAGTAGGAGCCGTATAACGATAATCATCTTCAGGTTCTTCAGGATAATTTTCTTGTTCGCGTCTTGCTATATTTTCAAGTGCAGCTGCACGGATGGCTGCGGCTTGAGCTATTTCATCTTCGAAATCTGAATCTTCTGGATCAGCCATAACACCATCTTTTCCGTCTGCAGCAACATCATTGGCATTTCCAGCTGGTTTGGCGTCAACTGGACCGGTATTTTGAGCTAGTTGAGCCAATCTCTCAGCATTTTTCATTCTTCTAAGATTTACATATTCCCCAACGATACCATCGGCAAGTTTAATTGTTCCAGGAGAAGAAGGACCAAGACGGCTAATTGCATCCATAACATCGGCAGGATGAGCGCTTGGTGATTCTGGATTAATTACAGTTGGTTGAGGCATTTGACCCATTAATTGGGCTATTTTAGCAGGATCTGTAATTTTTTTGGCTTTAGCTTCATTTGCTTCATTAATCATACGAAAGCCATTTTGTTGAGCTTGTAGCCCGGCGCGATTTAAAGAATGAATCCAACCGTAATAACCTTTATTGTTCTTCATATCAATATTTAGATTTGACTTCTGTTATATACGATATATACTAGTGGTATGGATTACGGATCACATGGTGCTGGAAAAGGAAGTTCTCCGAGACCTGTAAATTTAGAACAGTATGGTAAGAATTTTGAAGCAATCTTCAAGAAAAAGAAGAAGTCAAAAAAGATTAAGAAGTAAATTTTTGCGAATGTAACTCAGTGGTAGAGTCTCGGTTTTCCAAACCGATGGTCGTGGGTTCGAATCCCATCGTTCGCTTTTGACAATTAAAGACTATAAAACTGTATAGGGATAACTGATACCCTAGCAGTAATCAGAGGTGGGGCGCGGGATACCTCAGAAGAACGCGCAGGGCTAGTACTATACTTCCCAGACCTTGATCAGGGCTGGAAAAAGGATTCAATGCCCGACTTTAGCGAGTTTACTCAAGCGGTCAACGAGGGCAGATTGTAAATCTGCTGGCTTATGTCTACGAAGGTTCGAATCCTTCAGCTCGCATTTAGATATACAATAAATATGAAAAATAATTTATACATCACAATGTCATGGGAACTTCAGGCAATAGACAAAATTTGTGAAGAAATACGAACAAAACAATTTATAAATGAAAAAACTGCAATATTGCAGTTAAGTTATGAATATTCTGGATTATTAGCACAATTATTGTCACACAAATTGTCTACAAAAAATGAACCTATTGATATTGAACCAGTAAATATTCCTTATAAATCAGAATTTGAAGCCATTATTCATCCCAATCAAATTGATTCATATGAAAGATTAATTGTAGTAGATAGTGGATGTTTGTCTGGTAACAATTTTAAAAAAATTAAAACTAAACTGCTTGACTATGGATTTTCTGAAGATAATTTATTATTTTGTTGTGTAGCATGCAGTACCATTTCTGTTTTTAAACCTGATATTTGTCCAATTTATTTTGATGGTAAAAATGATATGGTTCATTTTTGGTGGGAAACAAAAACTAATAGATTTGACTAAATAATATTGGTATTGTTGATATTGGATTGAAATGCGTACAAGACGGGGGTTCGAATCCCCCCGGCTCCATTAGCCTAACCAAGAGATTCTGCAATTCTTTAGGGATGGCGATCCAAGTCCTCGTAGCAGCGGGGCATTTCCCGAAGTCCTAGGCTTCGGGTCACGGGGCCGAAAGGAATAGATTGGCGCAAAGTAATGAAAAAGGAGATACCCGACACGGGTAACAAGTGTCGTAAATAAACAGTTGCAAAAAATAATTGCTAACCAATTAGCAATGGCTGCTTGAAGCAGTGGGGTTTGGTCTCCCGCATCTGAATCGACCCTTAACCCCCCTCAAAAGGGGTTTTGTTATTTGACAGACCATAAATAAGGAGTATACTATTCATATGCCTAATTCTAAACAACGTATAACTGCTCGGGCGCACAGAAAGCGCAAAACCCGTCTTCGTAATAACCGTAACAAGAGCCTCATGGAGGCTAAAGTTGGTACTCTTCGTGCGCTTGACGCGAGTGGCCAATTACCTATTTCAATCAAGCAAGTGAGATTGCCTAATGGCTAAAACCGCTACAGAAATGACTCTTGCGGATGTTCGCAAGAAGTATGATTCTATTGATTGCTTTTTCACCTATTATGATGGTGAGAAGGCTGCATTTGATTTTTATGGTACTGATGCAACTGGTGCCGAAGTTCGTATTTCCCTTGGTGGTTGCCCTGCTTGGATCAAGCACATGGCATTTGGTCCTAAGGATCCACTAAATATCAGTGATGCAATGAGCCGTCACGTTCGATATGTCTCTGTTACAGACAATCGGGGCAAGTTGGTTTACGAACAAATTTTTGACACTAACTGAGGAAAGATATGAATAATTCAGATTTTAATGATTTCAAGAACTGGCAGAACGGCGACGATGATGACGCCAACAACCCAAACAATAATCCTAATGGATTCTTCTTCTATGGCAATATGGGTCCAGAGTTCCGCAAGATGTGGAACGACATCAACAGTGGGCAAGACTTCACTGAGAGCATGAAAGAGTACCTGAACATTGATGACATCATGAAGGAATGGGGCAAGAACAATCGCCACAAGAATCCCATGAACAATCGTCGTCCTATGAAGAAGCAACAGCCTGCAAAGACCACTACCACTTTCTCTCGTGAAGATTACGAGAAGCTTATTGAGATTCGTGGGTATCTAAACATTACTGAACAACGTGCCCATGTTAAGGCTCTTGACAAGCTTCTTAGTCAAATTGTAATAGTTCCAATTGACCCAAAGGATAAGCCATGACAGATTATATTCCCGGTTCAGCATATAAAAAGGGCTACGATACTAGAATGGGAGGCGGGGATAAAGCTTCTAATATTTTTGAATCAAGTTCCGTATACTGGCAAGAGTGGCTTGCTGGTTGGGAAGATGCCCACAACAAAATCATTAATGAAGCCAGAGAAAATTCTGGTTGCACTAAACCAAAGTGTTGTAAGAACTTTATTCAGGATTGAAAAAACCCCCAAAAGGGGGTTTTATTTTTTAAATCTAGCCAATTGTTGTCTTACTATATTACCAATTGCTGGATCTATATTTTGTAAAACTGTGTTCAATTGATTATCATTTATCTGAGCACTTTCCATTTTTCCTGTTGTTAAATCTTTCGCCACAGATGCAAAAACTCCTTGCGCTTTTTGTGATGAAATATCTGGTACTCTTACACCAACTTCAATTCTAGACCCAGAAGGACGCAAATGATAACCAACACGAGGAACTTGCTCCACATATCCTTTCATCAATCCGGCTGGTGTTAATGTTGGGCTATAAGGAAATCTAAATGGTTTATTGCTTTCTGATGGCAATATTGACATCGGTACATCATTATTAAGTCCCGACATAACAATATCTTTTAATTGAGATTGTCTGCCGGATTCTAAATTTTTTAAAACAGATCTGGCTTTGGTCTTCGCAGCCTGTATTACTTTTGGAGGAGCTTCCACATCACGCATAGTTGCGCTAAGAGGTTCAATTACATCTTCTAAACCTGGATGATTTCCATATTCTCCAACATCAATTCTTTGACCTATTGTGGTTGTATAGCCTTTAACATCTAAGTCATGAATTTTATTTGTTTTTGGATCAACATCTATTGCATCTTTTTTATTATTAGAAATGGGTTTGCCACTCAAATCTATTAATTGATCTTTGACATCTTTTAGTAAACCTGAATCATTGTTGAGAAGGGCTGTTCCCAAAGCTCTTGTTCCATGTAATAATTTTCCCAATCTTTCAGTTGCTGCTCCAGCAATCGCAGCATCTTCTTTTGGAGGATTTATAACTGGATCTAATAATTTGGCTATTGGTTCAGTTAAATCTTTTTCTTCATTTAAAATATTTAAACTTTCTATTCTATATTCTTCAACAAAACTTTGAGGCTTCAATGAAAGAAAATAAATTTCCCCGGTATCTGCATTTCTAACGGCCATCTTTCTTGCACCGTTTCTTCTTTGATATCTTTGGAGATAAGTTTTGCTTTCACTGTCTGGAACATGTCTCCATGCTTTGGCAGATTTCATTCCTTCATAATCTTCAGGACATACATCAAACATCTCACAGGAATTTTCAAAACCCAAAACAGATTTTCTTTTGGCTACACCGGTTTGCATAGGTGCATCCATACCAGAAACAGATCCAGTATTATAAGCAGGAGATGAAGCTGGTCCACCCATATTGGCTGAACCCATATCTTCTAATAATTCAAAATAACTATGTGTGCCGTTTGTTTCTCTGGCAAACATTCCTTCTACGAAGAAATGAAATTGAGTTTTTGTAATTCCAAATTTTTCTACTTTTTCGGAAAACATCTGAAGAGCTGGAATGTAGGAAGACAAGCTTGCCTTGGTTGTACCATATGGTAATTGTTCAAAGATCTTCTTTAATTTAATTACAAAATACTCAAAGGAGTCAATGCTGCTTTCTGGCTTAATTATATTTCCTTGAGAATCAATCGCTCCAGCAGTATATGCGCTCAAAGATGTATAAGGCGCACTGATAGCCTCAGCAAATTTGTAATAGTAAAAAGCTGGTACTAGAGGATTGTTTCTCATTTTAAATATTTATGATTCTGTGGTAGATAATTTTCTATCTATTCTGGGATCAGTATTCAGCTTTGAATATTCAACTTCAGGTATGTCCAATACTTTATAATCAAGGAAAACTAAAAAAGACTTCAAATAAGAATGAAGTCTTGGTTCAAAATTGAAGAATAAAATTCTGGCACTATTTTCTTCCCCAAACACATTTCTCAAAATTATTAAATGATTGATTATTAAACGTTCCCTGATAGACTTCAATGTTTTGTGTTTATGAACTTTTTGAAGTAATCGCTTGACATATTTTATGCGCTTTAAATCATCTATGTACTCATTCTTCCCAGAACATTCGGAGTTAAAATAACAATTTTGACAGAAACAATTAAAATTATCTTCTGTCAAAGGTTGTTTATTTGTCATAAATGTATTAGTGCATGCAACCACAGTCGGAACTACCACCTACGTCAGGATTTGGACCACTTGGAGTGATTAGAAGATTTACTTTTCTGAGGCCATTTGGATTCTTGACTACGGAAACATTCAATTGTAATCCGTGACCAAGCTTTTCAGTGATTCCATCGCCTTGGTTGAAACCCTTCTTGGTGACATCATCATATGGGTTTTGACCATAGACTCCAAGTTGTGGGCTTCCGTATTGAACCAATGGGAAAAATGAAACTCCGTCTTGACCTTCAGCATTTTGGCATTGCTTATAATCAAAATCCAAACCAAAGTGGTTTATTTTTTGTTTGACTACGGCAAGAACGCCTGCAGGATCAATGTAGTCCTTCATGGAGAATGCGCCCAACATAGCATTGATCGAATCAATTGAGAATGGTAGTTTGAGGTTAAAGGTACCCCTATCGCTCAGTGAGCTTACCTTACCACGACCGGGTTCTCCAATAAAGAGACCACCGCCCTGTGTATGTTCGGGGGCATTTTCTTGTAATGATTCAATTTTTGATAATAGATTTTTAAATTTCATGGCTTCCTTTTTATTTAGAATCGTTTAAATGGCCCCAAAGGTTTGGGTTATAATCTAAATTTTGAAGAGAATTTACTGTATTGTTTATGATCTCTTCGTATACAATGCCAAGTTTATTGTCGTTTGTTACATCTTCTTTTAACATAGAAGTAACGGATTGGGTGCTCCAAGTTTTGCAAGCCCAATATCTGGCTTTCCAGCGAGGTCCTGGGCTTTCACAATGATGTCTGGCTCTGAAGTTTTTACGGCGACCTGGATCATCTCTTTTGATTTCCATATTGGGATCACCAAAATTTACTTTAACAACATTTCCTTTGTCATTCTTTACGAATACTTTATACTTCTTTACATCACCCTTCATGATTTTATTTAATTTGACTTTTTTCTTTGAATCTTCATAAATTTCAATCGAATCACCAAATTGATTTTTATCAAGAGTATTAATGCTGTCTACAAATCCAAAGGTTGTATTGGCAGAATAACTTTCAGTCAACTCATTGTCATTCTTATCTGTTAAAGTGATGATATATGATTCTTCATTAAGTTCAACACAGTCAATATTAAAAATCTCTCCGCTTTCATTTATTACCAAATCATATGGGCGTAGATTTTGAACTTCTATAGAATCAAACTTCATCTTGACAACACCTCCGGTGCCTTCAACAATGAACTTTTTATCTGTCCCACGACCAATAATGGGATTGATAGATTTTGATTTCTCAAATACTTTTTCAACAAGAAGTTTTACTTTTTTAGAAATCATTTCCAATCCTTATTTTGCTTCTCACCTTTTCGATGACCATTGTCAGATCTATTCTCTGATTTATTTCGTTTACGTAGATTATTTATACCATTTGAACCACCAGAACGGAGAGGCTTTTTGTGGTCGATATCTTTCCCGTCACCCTTCTTTGCCAGTCCCTTTTTCTTCATTAGTTCTCTGGCTCGTGTGCGGGCAGCTCTTTGCTTTTTTTGTTTGGCTTTACCGTGATAATTACGGTATTCCATCTTATAATCTCTTTTGTATTCTTCATTGATAAGATCAAAAAGATTATACAATTTTTGAGGTTCATCATCAATTCTTTGATTGATGTTATTGTAAATGGTTTTGAGATTTACATTAGCTGCTTCGGAGGATTCAAGAAGAGACACAACACCATCATATAAAACATCTGATTCCAGTTCGGTTATTAAGTTCGCCTTCAATAGATTTGAAAGAACAAAGTTATTTGTGAGAGCTTCAATTAAAAGGTCATTTATAACAAAATATCCTTCACCAATTAGCTTGGTAGCTAACTTTTCATGTTGCATAACTGGAATTTTAGTTGTCTTTCCATTGATTGTAACATAAGTGAATTCAACGGTATTCAAATCTTTGGGGCTAAAACCAGGAAGCAAACTGGCATTAAAATCAAAGTCAAAAGAGTTAGCCACTGCGTTGGCCAAAAGACTGCTGACATCAATTTGATTTCTTGAAATCATAAGTTCTTTGAGGCTCGGAGCTTTATTGGATATCTCTTTTGCCTCAATAATAGCTTTGAATTTGCTCATTTTTTCAGCAGAAGAAGGTTTATACTTGCTGATGTTTGAAACAGTGGTAGTATCTTTGGCTGGTTTACCCTCAAGTGACGCAGTAGATGCAACTTGATTAAAGTATTCATCGCTCATTGGAAATATACCATTGACCGTGATTACGTGTGTTGGAGCTGTCTCGGGCGGAACAATTCCATCACCACGAACTACCATTTTTAATAAGTTATCTGATATAAGTTTAGAAAACTCATTTTGCTTGGTTGCTTTAAAAGTTTTTAAAATTTCTTCTTTGAAAGAACCAACTTTATCTTGATATGCTTCTAGACTTGAAAGAGGATTCAAGTTTCCGTTTTCATCAAGAACGGTTCCTTGTTGATTTCCTTCTCTATCAAATACAGGAGTCTTTTGAAGTTCTGCAATATATTTTGGATTCTGAAGAATTTGTTGCAATGATTCTTGAGAAATCAATGTTTCATTATAATCTTTTGTTGTTTCTTCAATTTCATTAAAGATTTTTGCAACCTTTTGATCAGTAGGTTTGATGATTTGTTGTTGTAATGCTTTTGTAAGAGATGCTGCCAAGAATCCCTTGAAATTCTTATTTCCTTGGTCATATGAAGTAGTGGAGATCGACATTTCGCCTCCAGCATATACCTTAAACTTATAGTTACCACATTGCATATCACTGGTGCCTTCATTGTTGACAGACTTGACACCTTGTTCGATATTAGCAACCAATGAGTTTATGCACTGATCTCCAATTTGCGATAGAATCTTCTTGGCCTGAGCAAACGCACCTCTACCGAATTCCATGGCAGCAGGAGCCATTATAGCATAGGTTGACATTTCTTGATCGCTTGCCCCTACCTTTGTCTTGGCTAGGAATACCAGAGCATTGAGAACTTGTTGGTTATATGGTAAATCGGATGAAGGATTGATACCATACTTTACGCTGAGTTCTTCATATGAATAACGATCAAAATCTGAAACATTTGGAGGATTACGAATTGATTGAAAGTATTCTTCTCTTGTTTCAAATGGCATCCCAGCAAGTTGCTCAGGTGGCATTTGTGTCATAGCCTGCATCATCTCTTGAGGAGAAAGCTTCTTGGCTTTTGGTTTTTCTTTCTTTTCTTCTTCCGGCTTTCCTTCTTTGGTCTTTTCTTTTTTCTCTTCCTCTGGCTTCTTTTCTTTTTTCTCGGTTGGTTCTTTTGTCTTTACATCACCCAACAAAAGAACTGAGGCTCTTGTTTGTTCAAATTTTGGATCGCCAGCAATTTGCTTGGCTTCGGGAAGAGTCAATTCTTGCTCATTGATTTTTGTGTGAGTTTGATTATTAAATGAGTCTTTAAAAATTAACTGAACTCTACCACTCTTGGTTCTTACAGCAATAACTTCTCTTACTAGTTCAGTTTTAGGCTTTTTATCTCTTGGAATCTCACGAGCACGTTCTGCTCGTTTACGGGCTGCATCCTTAGATTTAATATCTGGGGCAGCTCCTTTTGCCTTATCTTTGGCAATAGCTTCTCCCGTAGTGGTAAAAGCCTCAGAATCGGATCTTGCTTCGAATAATTTAGATAAAAGGGTTTTGAAGTTCATCTCCAAATATTTATGTATCTGGAGAAGGGCGATATTGCTCAAGAGGATTGAAAAGTCTTAAATTTTTATAACTTTTGGCCTTTCCTCTGGCTACTTTGTATAAATTTCTGTGATCCCATCCTCGTTCTTTAGCATACTGAGCCATGTTGTCAATAACAATAATTTCGTTTGTTTCCATATGAATGAAAACTGCAGTCTTGGTTATTGCTTCTTTTTTTCTTGGCTCTTCTTTAATTTTTACATTTGGACTTACACTATCTTTTACAGGGCGCAGTTCTACGGCAGTCCAACCTTTATAAGTCTTTCTTTTGCCATTTAAAAGTTCACAAATTTTGACAGGAGTCAGCCCATTTTGCATACTAAATTCAGTCATGCTAGAAAAGAATACCTTTTCTTCGGTATCAACTCTTTTGAGCCAATAGCCATTTTGGATTTTGACTTCATTCTTCCATACCCAATAACGACCTTCACGGAAAAAACAACCACCATGTTCTTCTACAAACCTGTGTCTGTTTTTTTCAGATTTGGAATTGTCATTCATTTGAGTCCAAAGTTTGGTTCCTCTTTTGTTGACAGCATCTTCTATAGTTTTGATTTCACGATATTCCATGGGCGGTCCTATATTTTGTAATTAAAGTTTTTAATTGCTTAACATACTGCAAAGGATTTCCTTGAAACACTTGTTTAATTCCATCTTCACAAGCAATTAAAATAGCAAAATTGTCAATAATTTTACCAGTTCTTTCTTGGTACATCAAAGCATAAGCCGTAGCCTGTGCAAAATAATTATCAATATCTTGAGGTCGTTTTTCTTTGGTGCTTGCCTTAAAATCAATGATAGAAAGTTTGCCATCATATTCGGCAATACAATCTGTTCTACCGGCCAATCCTAGAGTTTTGGACCACAAAGGACTTTCCAAAGCAACAATATTATCAATCTTGTCTAATTCAGGTTTCAACAATGAGAATAATGCCTTATTGTTAGACATCAATTCATCATATTTGATTTCTTGATTATTCAAATAAGTTTCTATTAAACTGTGGAATTTTGTTCCTCTAGCTGTAACTCTTCTGCTTTCTTCTGGATTATTTGCACGCCATTTAGCAAAAAATGCTTGCTTTTCCCAGCCAACAACAGTAGTAACGCTTGGAAACTCTCCATCAGGAGTAGCATAAAAACGCTTACCTTCTTTAGATACTTCAGACAATGATTCCGTTAAAGACGATGGCAAATGTACAAATTTTTTATAAATCATCACACACCTTAATAAGTATTATATCATCTCTGGCGGAAAAGGGTAGAATATCTTCCCAATTGTTCTGCCCCAAGACCAATATCAGCATTGGTTGCAGCTCCACCAAATCCTACTCCACTATAGGAAGTTTGTTTAGCAGGTCCACCTAATAGCATTCCTGCTAATTTTGCACCAATTCCAGCTTTTTCACCTTTAGCTTCTTCGGTCTTCTTATCTTCTTCGGTCTTCTTACCTTCTTCACCTTCAGCTTCTTCAGACTTTTTACCTTCTTCACCTTCAGCTTCTTCAGACTTTTTACCTTCTTCACCTTTAGCTTCTTCAGCCTTCTTACTTTCTTCAGCCTTCTTACCTTCTTCAGCCTTCTTACTTTCTTCAGCCTTCTTACCTTCTTCAGCCTTCTTACTTTCTTCAGCCTTCTTACCTTCTTCAGCCTTCTTACCTTCTTCAGCCTTCTTACCTTCTTCAGGCTTCTTACCTTCTTCAGGCTTCTTACCTTCTTCAGGCTTCTTACCTTCTTCAGGCTTCTTACCTTCTGCTGGTTTAGGAGCTTCTGCTGGTTTAGGAGCTTCTGCTGGTTTAGGAGCTTCTGCTGGTTTAGGAGCTTCTGCTGGTTTAGGAGCTTCTGCTGGTTTAGGAGCTTCTGCTGGTTTAGGAGCTTCTGGTTTTCCGGTTGCAGCATCTTCTAATGCTCGTTGTTCTGGAGTCAAATTAGATCTTTTTGATGCTTCTCTGGCTGCGCGTTCAGCAAGTTTTTCAGCAGTTTGTTGACCGGATTCAATAGCATATTTTGACCATGTATCAAAATCTTTACCAAATGTTTCGGAATAATTTTTATATTTTGGATCTGTAAATATTTCGTGTGATTTTTTAATTTGATCTTGAACAGCTTTAGTTAATTCTTCGCCTTTTAAACCTTTTTGACTTAATTCCATTGCTGTTTTTGCAATGTCATCATTTAATTGGTTAAATGCTTTTGATTGTGCTTGAAAAGCTGCTTCTGCGGCTGCTTCTGCACCTTTACTTACAGTTTCACCAGCTTTGGCTGCACCTTCTGCTGTTTTGCCTGCAGTTTCTGCTGCTTTTACTCCGGTTTCTATACCTTTACCAGCAGCTTCAGCACCTTTAGCAGCAGCTTCACCGCCAGTCAATAATGCTTTTAATGCTTCCAATCCTTCAACACCAAGTTTTAATCCTATTTCTGCTACTTTTTCTTTTCCTTCATTTAATTTTCTTTTTCTTTTTAAATTATATGGGAGGAATTTTTTTCCAGCAGAAATATCTTCAGTTAATTTAATTACTTCTTTTAGAATACGGTCTTTTGATTTATCATTATTATGAGGAGAAAAATACCCACTTTCAAAAAGAAGAGTGGAATAATTTTGTAAATTATATCTATTTTCTAAAAGAATATTAACTAAATTGTTCATATTTTATCCAGAATATTTAGCTCCGGCCATCTGCTCCCAGCTACTTGGTTTTCTTTTTGCTGCTTCTTGTTGTCTTGCACGTTCTTCACGTTCTTCGCGCTCTTTTTGTGTATTAGCTTGTATATCTTTAAGAGTTGGTCTTTCTTTTGGAGCAGAAAAATCAACACCCATTTCTTCGGCTTTCTTTCTTATATCTTTTCCAGTTATTGATCCAACACCATATAATGGATCACCTATAGCCTGTCCTGCTTTAACTGCACCATAAGCTGTAAGTGGCACAAGAGCCCCAGCAACAGCACCTGTAGCAGCTGCACCACCCATACCTGCTGCTATGGGAGCTCCTACTCCATAATTTATTATACCTTGACCAACTGCACCCATTGCTCCCCATCCTGCGGCACTAGAAAGCATTTCTCTGGATGATGGAGTTTCTATTTCAGCATCAGGATTATTAATTGCACCACCTATACTTGAAATGGTACCTTCTTTATCTTTATCTAAACCTGCATATTTTAATAATTCATCTACTCCATATTCTACACCTGCACCAGCGGCTAAAGGTATCCCTAGACCTAGTGCACCTAATCCTGTTGCTTTTATAGCTGATCCTGGATTTTTAGCTGCAAATTTAACTCCTTTACTAACAAGGTCGGCACCAGCTTTTGCTGTATCTATTGGATGAGCTATGCCGGACCCCACTGCTTTAGTTAAAGGAAAAGTAGTAAATTCTCTTTTGAAATCTTGTACAACACCTTCATTAATGATATTATTAATCTTTTGTTCAAGTAAATTTACTTGACGTTGAAGATCTTCTGCTTTATTACGATAAAAATTTGTTAATTGATTCATAATATTATCTCATCAACGTTTGTCTAGCACGTTTGGTAGCTTCACTATCAGCTTCCTGAGGTGGTGGGGTTGTTCCCATACCTAATGTGTTAGCCGCACCAGCTTGTCCGGGAGAACGCTGAGGCGCAGCAGGAGGAGTGGTTCCCATTCCTAGAGTATTTGCTGCACCAGCTTGTCCGGGAGAACGTTGTGCGGCTGGAGTAGCGGATTGTGCTGAACCAATTCCAATTGTACTAGATGTATTACTTTGAGCTGTTGGTACTGATGCTGGTGCTGGAATACCAGATTGTTGACGATTTTTGACAAAATCTGGCATTGGTGAATATGCATTACCATTTGGAGCAATTCTTACAGATGGTGCACCTTCATCATTTCCATCAACTCTACGATCACCTTGAGATTGTGGTTTTTGTGGTGGAGTAGAAGCTGGAGCTGGTTTTGGTGATGTTCCGGGAGTTGCCGCAGATGGTGTGCTTGGTGTTGTTCCTGAAACTTTAGCAGCAACTTGACCACCTGTTAAGGTTGAATTTGGTGCTCCGAATATTCCGCTTTGACCACCCTTTGCTGGGTTGTTAGCAGCAGCAATTTGCTCTGGTGTCATGGCATTAATTGTTTTTCCTGGGCTCGGTGTCTGTGAAGCAGCGGAAGTAGATGTATTAGAAACAACTGATCCGGGAGGAGCCTTATATTGCGCAACTTGTCTTTGGCTAGGAGTCATTCCTTGGCCTTGATTACCAGCAACAAATTCTGGTCTAGTCAATGATTTATTAATATCTTGTAATCTTGCCGCATCTTCTGCAGATAGTGTACCACCAGTACGTTTAACGCGATTCAATCTATCTTGTTCAGCACGCAAATTCAAATTAGAATCTCGTATTGCAGCACTTCTTGCTTCTCTATCGGCCGTTCTTGCAGCAGCACCAGCTGCTCCACCACCCTCACCATATCCTGCTCGCATACCATATGCAGCACGCTGTGATTTTATCAAGGCATCTACATCAGGACCAGTGCTTGGTTTTTGCATTGCTGCAGGTTGATTTGCAGCACGTTGAGCTACAGTTGAATTAAGATCTTTATCTTGGATATCTTCACGAGTGGGAGTACCATCATCGCCATAATCTGGTTGCCCTTCATCTTCTTCTGGTGAATTTGGATCAACCGAAGGACCAACTGGATTTCCTTCATCATCTTCCCATGTACCATCTTCACGTTGATGGCTTCGTGGTTGTCCATATACATTAGTTGCAACTGTTTGATTATTTACAGCTATTTCATTTATTAATTGAAATGGATTAGCCAAACTATTTTTGGCATAAGCTATATTCTTGGGTATATATTTTTTTTCTTCACCAGTCAATGCTCGCAGATATCTGCTGACATCTTCTGTCAAATGAGTTTCTTCATTAAACGAAGATTGGCGGAACATTTTATTTTCATTTAATATTCCAGAAATACTTTCTTTTAAAGAATGCTTCTTTGGTACAAAAGTTTCAGACTTTTTGTTTAAAAAATCCTTGACTTCCCAATAAAATGATCTATTATTTTTATTATCCATGGCTATCAAATATTTAGATAATCCTAAATACTTAAAACGTATGTCGAAACAGGTCCTCCTGCTCAACTTCGACCAGTCTCCGATAAATGTTATCAATCTAAATAAAGCTTATAAACTTATTTTAAAAAATAAGGTTTATGTGGACTATGATTCTGAAGAGTTTCATGAAGTAAAATTGGTTGCAAATACCATAAAAATACCTAAAATTTTAATTTTAAAGTATTATATCAAACTTCCAAATAAAAAGGTAGCTCCGTCCAGAAGAAACATCTTTAAAAGAGATGCTTATTGCTGTCAATATTGTGGTATTGATCTTTGTGATGGGACTGCTACCATTGACCATGTTACACCAAAAAGTAAGGGCGGGTCAGCATCTTGGACCAATTTAGTAACTTCCTGTAAAAAATGTAACCTACATAAGAGTAACAGGACTCCAAAAGAGGCCAATATGGTTCTTAAAAATAAACCAAAAGAACCACAATATGGATTTTTTATTGAATCTATGATGATTGCTTTTAAAAGGACAAAAAATGCCTAATTATGTTTTTAAATGTGAAAAATGTGACCATAAATTTGAATTAACTCTTTTAATTAAAGATAGAGAAATTCCTTTAAAGAAACCATGTCCCAAATGCAAAAAGAAAAAAATTATACGTGATTGGGGAGACTATGCTTCTGGTAATGGTGGTATCATGATAGACACCACATTATCTCCTGCAAAAATTTGTGGTAGCGCATGGAAAGAAGTGTGTGATCGTATTAAGAATAGCGGTCAAGTACCAAAGAGATATCATGAAAAATTGGACAGATCTTCTGATTTTAGAAACAGCCAAGACTAAAATTAATTTTTAGCCTGAATCATTGCCTTCAGAATATAATAACTGTCAATAACGTCCGTAACAGGATTACTCAAAGTTTTCTGATCAAAGACCGACAAAAGATCGGTCTTTGTTTCTTTGGTGAAGGCTTCGTACATTGCCTGTTTATCAGCGTTACCTTTGCCCGTAGCGCATTTCTTGACTCTAGATGGCTCAATGATGGTCACAGGAATGGCGAGCTTATAAAGCTTGTGCTTAAGGATTCCCATATTCTCAGCTAGATTAAAAACTCGGCCCTTGGAACCAAATGAATATCCTTCTACGGCTATATCTGCAGCCCCAATGCAAAGATTGGATGCCCATTGAGATATGGTATCAAATCTATCGACATCCAGAACATATTCCTGAAAAGATTCTCCAGTAATATTTGGAGCAATCTTATCAGCATATTTTTTTGTATTGGTCAAATAATAGAAAAAACAATTATTAAATTTAAATTCTTTGCGCTCATCATAAAGACAGAGGCAGGGGCAGGTTATAGAGTAATCGATCCCTATTAGCATATGAAACATGGCTTTCTATTATATTTATTCAGAAAACCAGGGCCAGTCGCAGACTTCTTCTTTCATTGAAGAATCTATCCAGTCGTAGAAATAATCAATTCTTGCAGCACCATTGTCTATAATTTGGTTTGTTTCGTGGTCCATGCTCATGAAATCAATAATGCCTGCCAACTTTCCCCCATCTTCAAATACTGCACCGCCAGAATCCCCAAAATAAATTGACCCTTTAGTTGCAAGCATTCTCATTACTTGCCCACCGTCTTCGACAAGACTTCCATAGTAATGCATTACACCGGGTCTGCTTATTTTTTTATATCCCAGACTCCAGCCAACAGTAATTAAAGGTTCACCCCTTGCAAGTTCAAATGGATATCTTATTAGATTAGTTGGGGGCTCAAAGCAATCTTCTTCCAAAATGCACAAAGCAATATCATTGACTGGAGCAGTTATAGAATATGGTTCTGCTAGAATTACTTTTTTAATTTTTATCAGTTGACCATTCTTTGTCCAAAAATAATTTGGATAATAAGTTGGATCATCAAAGCAATGGTGTGCAGTCAATATTGCTCTTGGGTGGATCAATACAGCAGAGCCTATTACATTTGCTCCCGGACCTATTAGAGCCCCTACACAGGAGTAGCGGTCATCCTCGTCAGCTTCGATGGAATCGTACTTCGATGAATCCAAAAGGAATGAGGGGACTCCCGCTACTTCCTGTGTTTTGTTCTGTTCAGGTTCTTCGGATTTTGGGGGGCAGGATATGCTATTGCATGCACTGCATGTCGCCAGTATCAGAACGAGGATTGAAGCCCTCATACTCATGGCATTAATATTTATAA